TTAACAACAAATGGCAGTAATGTAGTATTAGGTGGTACTTTAACAGGTAATACTAAAATTAATACAAATAATTTTGGTATCGCGATGGGTAGTGGTACTGGTTTAACAGCGAGTAATAATTCAGTGGCTATTGGTGTTACAAATATAAATTCAACTATAACGTCATCTGGTGCTGGTTCACGAGCAACAGGTTATGTGCGTTGTTCAGGAACAATTTGTTCAACGGCTCTTGGTTCACAAGCAATGGGTTATGCGAGTTTTTCATCATGTATTCATTCATCTGGTAGAGGTTCACAAGCAATGGGTAATGCATGTAATAATTCATGTATTTTGACAATGGGTAATGGTTCAATAGCTGCTGGTAATGCATGTATTAGTTCAACTATTTGGAGTAGACTTAATGGTTCACAAGCAATAGGTGTCTCTCTTTCTTCATCATGTATTTTTGCGTTTGATACTGGTTCAATAGCAATGGGTTATTCACGTTTTGGGTCGTGTATTTATTCAAAAGGTAAAGGTTCACAAGCAATAGGTTATGCACGTTGTGTAGGAACTATTTATTCATTAGGTATTGGTTCACAAGCAATGGGTAATGTATGTAATACATCTAATATTTGTGCAATCGGTACTGGTTCAATAGCAATGGGTTCTGCGTGTATTACATCTAGTATTCTTTCATGTGGTAATGGTTCAATAGCTGCTGGTAATGCATGTAATTCAACTAACATTATTGCAAATAACACTTCATTTGCGATGGGTGGTAATAATGTTATATCTACTGGTATTACTTCAATGGCAATGGGTTCTAATATAGTTAACCGTGCTAACTGTGGTATTGCATTAGGTTATAATTTAACTTTACCAAATAATTTATATTCAGGTACAACTGCTGTTAACAAATTAGCGATATTTAATACACCTACAACATCTACCTGTACATCTGCTTTAGTTTGGGATAATACTGATAAGAAAGTAAAATTAAATAGTTCATTAGGTGGAGGTGGAAATAACAATATTTACACGATAAGTGGAATATCAGCAAACGCAACAGGGACAACGAATGAATATGTGGTTGTTGTTGATACAACAAGTTCAGCAATAACATTTACTCTTCCTGCTGCTCCTGCAACAGGACAAGCATATAAGATTAAGGACAATGGTAATGGATTAACAAATAATATTACAATTGATGGTAACGGTAATAATATTGATGGTGCAAGCACTGCTACTATTAATACCAACTACGGTGCATTTGAAATTGTATTTGATGGAACTGAATGGTGGACGTTATCATTCATAAATTAATGAATGGGTTTACATAAAAAGGAGATTCGAAAATTTCTCCTTTTTTTTTTTATATAAAAACCTAACTTTTAAAAATTTTATAACTATTTATATAAAACTATAAATTTTTATAAATATGAATAAACAACCTATATTTTTTATGTCTGGTTTTCCAAGAGCAGGAACGACATTATTAATGAACATTCTAAATCAAAATCCAAAATTACACGGTACACCAACTTCTGGATTAATTGGTAGTGTTATCAATTTAAGAGATAACTGGCGTAGTAGCGATATTTACAAATCAAACACAGAAGAATATGTTTATCCTAGAATAAAAGGGTTATTACGTGGTATGATGATGGGTTTTTATAATGAAGAATTAATTAACAACATCACTCCAATTGATAAAAATCGTAGTTGGTCAGGCCAATTAGATTTATTGGATGAAATTTTTGGAATGAAGGTTAAATTTATTTATCCTGTTAGACATGTAGTTGATTGCTGTATATCAATAGAAAAAAAGAATAGACAAAGCACATTAACTAATCACGGTGATAATGGTAATTGGTTAAATGAACAGTCAACTATTGGTAGAGCAGAAAATTTTATTAAAGATGATGGTGTTTTTGGGATGCCTTTATTATTATTACGTGAAATTATCTACAGAGGTGAGGAATCTCGATTAATTATTGTACCTTATGATGATTTATTAACATATCCTAAAGAAATGTTAAAAGGAATATATGGTAGATTAGAAATAGATAGTTTCGAACACGATTTTGAAAATATTAAACAAAGTATTGTTGAACATGACTTAATGCATGGTTTTGCACCACATTCATTACATAAAATAAAAGAAGGAAAACTAACAAAACCAAAACCAAGAGATATGACAATTTATAAAGAAGATTATATGAATCAAATTGAAAAAAATAGATTTAAAGACATAACCGAATTTATAAATAAATATTCAGTAATAAATAAAAGATAATTATGAATAAACGAATTACTAAAGAAGATTTTTCTAAAAAAGCAAATTTGATACAAGGTGATAAATATGATTATTCTTTGGTTGTATATAAAAATAGTTATTCTAAAATAAAAATTCTTTGTAAAGAACATGGAGAGTTTGAACAAACACCAAAAAATCATTTAAAGGGTCAAGGCTGTCCTAAATGTGGGATTATTAAAAAAAATCTTTCTAATAGAAAAAATACGTCATGGTTTATAAATAAAGCAAAACAAATACATTCTGAAAAGTATGATTACTCTTTAGTTGATTATGTTATTTCTAAAACAAAAATAAAAATTATTTGTAAAGAGCATGGTGAATTTGAACAAATAGCCAATGACCATTTAAACGGTTATGGTTGCCCCAAATGTGGAAAAAATAAAAAATTAACCACAAGTGAATTTATTAAATCTGCAAATAAAATACATAATAATAAATATGATTATTCTCTTATTATGTTTTCTAATGCAAAGAATTGTATTGAAATTGTTTGTAATAAACATGGTATCTTTAAACAAAGATTAGACCATCATCTAAACGGTTGTGGTTGTCCTATTTGTAGAGAATCTAAAGGTGAAAGAAAAATAAGAAATTGGTTAGAATTAAATAATATTAAATTTGAATTTCAAAAAACATTTAAGGATTGTAAAAATAAAAAAGTATTACCTTTTGATTTTTATTTACCTGAAAAAAATATTTTAATAGAATATGACGGTATTCAACATTTTAACGAAAAAAACAATTTTGGTGGTAAAAATAATTTAAGTAAAATTCAAAAAAACGATAAAATTAAAAATAATTTTGCAAAAGAAAATAATATTAATATGATAAGAATATCATATACCTTATTTGATGAAATTGAAAAACTATTGTCTTATAAATTATAAAAATGATTATGAAAATTACAGAAGAAATGGAAAAAATTTTAAATAAACAAAGAAATGGAAATGGTCCGTATATAATATTCGAAATCCAAGGTGGTATGGGAAAATCAATTATGTCAACAGCAGTAATAAGAGCAATAAAAAAACAATACCCCAATCATAAAATTATTGTTGTTACCGCATATGATGCACCCTTCTTTTTTAATCCCGATGTTTACAGAGTGTATAATTTTGGTCAAATGCCATATTTTTATGATGAATTTATGTTTGATGATACTAAAGTTTTTAGAATAGACCCATATCATACAGAAGACCATATAATGCAAAGAAAACATTTGGTTAAAACTTGGTGTGATTTATATGGTATTCCTTTTGATGGTGAAGAACCTAAAATATACTTAAATCCAAGAGAAATTGAAATAGCAAGAGATAAAATTAAACCAGATGGTAGACCAATCATGTTACTTCAAACACATGGTGGTTCAAACCAACAATATTCTAAGAAATCTTGGGCAAGGGATATGCCTATTGAGATAGCACAAGGATTAGTAAATTATTATGCTAAATCATACAGAATATTACATATTAGAAGAGAAGACCAGCCACAATTAAAAAACGTTGAACCTTTGATTTTGCCACATAGAGAATTATATGCTGTTTTTACATTAAGTAAAAAAAGATTATTTATTGATAGTTTCTCACAACACGCAGCAGCAGCATTAGGTTTACCTTCTGTTGTTACTTGGATAGCAAATAAACCAGAAGTGTTTGGATATGATATGCATAAGAATATATTACCTAATGTAAAAGTTGTTAATGAATTTAATAAATATTCATATGTAGAAAAATTCGATATATCTGGACAAATACAACAATTTCCATATAACACAGTTAATTTGTTTGATACAAAAGAAATAATTAATGCTTTGATAAGTATTTAATTTTGTATATGGTTAGCGAATTATAACTTATTTTATACAGTAAAGATGAAAAATTTAATATAAAGATAACCTCAAGTTAATAGTTGGGGTTTCTTTTTTTAAAGAAAAATAGAAAACTATGATGTTATAAAAATTATTTGATTTAAAAATGTTTTTATAATAAAATTAATTATATTAAATACATATTAATGTCATATAATGAGAAACACACATTAAGTTATCCAAGACACTCTACAGACCCATCAACATCAGGAAAAACAGAATTGGATTCATGGGTAAATAATGGTGGTGTTGATATTGTAAGATTGCCAGAAGTTGGACTAAGTATGGCAAATATTTTTTACCAAGAAAAAAAGCTACAAGATATGTACTTAAATGTGGTAGGGCATAAATATTCTAGTACTATGAATATACCAGCATATGAAGGGTTAAAATGGGGTGGTTCAATTGGTCAGTTACCAGCATTTCCATTTATGATGTATAATATGGAAACAACAATACAAGGATTATATGTATCAAGGAGTTTACGTAAATCTTTAATGGGATAAATCGTCTAATATGTATGTCTATTAAATAGATAATAAAGATAAGTATAATGTAATTATGTTTATTTAGAAGTATTTATATAAAAAAGAAAAATGAATAGAAGTACATTAAATCTTATAGGCTCAGAATTATCTGGTGAAAATGTTGGTGGTGCATGTGCCATCTTTAAAGATAAAACAACGGGTAATAATTTACGTTTCTACACCATTTCAGGTGGAAGTAATATACAATTAACTCAAGCTGGTGATATAATTACAATTTCTGGTGGTTCTGGTGGCATATCTGCTGTTGATAATGGATTATCAATAAATGGTGGTGGTGAAATAGTATTAGGTGGAACATTAACAGGTAATACTAACATTAATACAAGTAATTTTGGTATAGGTTTTGGTTCAGGAGTAACATCTACATGTAATTCAGTAGCAATAGGTTATGGTAGTGTTGTTGCTAATGGTAATGGTTCAGTAGCAATAGGTGTTGGTAAAAGTACATCTTGTATTCATTCAAATGGTGTTGGTTCACAAGCAATGGGTTATGGATTTAATTCATCAATTATTTGTGCAAATGGTATTGGTTCACAAGCAATGGGTTATGGATTTAATTCATCAATTATTTGTGCAAATGGTATTGGTACACAAGCAATGGGTGGTGGGGTACATAACTCATGTGTAATATCATGTGGTGTTGGTTCAATGGCAATGGGTACTGCATTTTCTGGTTCTACTATTTGTGCAAATGTTACTGGTACACAAGCAATGGGTTATGCTAGTTGTTCTGGAAGTATTGGGTCGTTTGATTGGGGTTCACAAGCAATTGGATTTGCATTTTGTAATTCATCTATTCATGCAAATGGTACTGGTTCACAAGCAATAGGTAGTGCTTCTAGTAGTTCATCTATTCAATCAAATGGTTATGGTACACAAGCAATGGGTAGAGTATCTATTGGTTCATCTATTCAATCAAATGGTGGTGGTTCAATAGCAAGAGGTCGTGCTATTTCTGGTTCGTCTATTTGTTCTTTTGGTTATGGTACTTTAGCAATAGGTAATGCTGTAAATACATCCAGAATTTGTGTAACTAATATTGGTTCATTTGCAATGGGTAATGTATGTAATACATCTTGTATTGTTTCAACAGGTTTTGGTTCATTAGCAATGGGTAATATATGTAATTCATCTTGTATTATAGGAAATAACACATCATTTGCAATGGGTAATGTAAGTGGTTCATCATGTATTATAGCAGATAACACATCATTTGCAATGGGTAGAAATGGTGTTATATCTACTGGTATTACCTCAATGGCAATGGGTTCTAATATAAATAACGGTGCTGATTGTGCAATAGCTTTAGGTTATAATTTAACATTAAATAATTTTATACATTCAGGTACAACAGCAGTCAATAAATTAGCAATATTTAATACACCAGCAACTTCTACATGTACAAGTGCATTAGTTTGGGATAATACAGACAAGAAAGTTAAATTAAATTCATCATTAGGTGGTGGAGGTGGTGGAATAACTACGGCTAATAATGGATTAACAACAAATGGTACTAATGTAGTATTGGGTGGTTCACTTACTGGTAATACTAATGTTAATACAAATAACTTTGGTATTTCATTTGGTACGGGAACAACAGCAACAGGTAATAATTCATTTGCAACAGGTATATATACTTGTGCAACTGGTAATGGTTCGGTAGCATGGGGTAATGGTGGTTATGTTGGGTCAGAAGATTATTTAGAGGCAAGTGGTAATTATTCTATGGCTGGTGGTTATAAATCATGTTCAGTAGGAAATGCATCAATTGCATTGGGAACTTTTGCTAAATCATATGGTGAGTACTCAATTGCATTGGGTCATGCTGCTCATGCATCTGGTAATACATCAATAGCATTAGGGAAGAATGCTTGTGCAGAGGGTAATTATTCAGTAGCATTTAGTTATTCTCTTGCAACAGGTAATAATTCATTTGCATTTGGTAATAGTGAAGCAAATGGTAATTTTTCTTTTGCAGGTGGATTTTCATTAGATGGTTTTGAACCTAACTGTGCTGGTGGTTTTAACTCATTTATATTTCAAAATTCAAATGGTTTAGTATCTAATGGTGGTGCACTTGGCAATAATACTGCAATATTAGGTGGTAATGATAATAGTATTGCTGCTTCAAACACAGGTACTACTATTATTGGTGGTAATAATATTAATATAACATCATCAGGGTTTGACAATTTTGGTGTAGTAAGTAATTTAGCAATATGGAGTACGCCAGCAACTGGTGCTGCAAGTGATTCAGTATTAACATGGGATGCAACAAGTAAGAAAGTTCGTGCTGTTGCATATGCAAGTCCATCAGATTGTAGATTAAAAACATGTATAGAACCAATAAATGGTATTAATTTAGGTGGTTTTAGTGGGGTACGATTTGAATATAATAATTTAACACCTAATGAAGGTAAAAAAGCATATGGTGTTTTAGCACAGGAAGTTGAAAACACATTTCCGTTAATCGTTAATGAAAATTATACTGGTACAGATGGAAATAAATATAAAACTGTTGATTATAAACAATTAGTTCCAATATTACTTGAAAAAATAAAGGAACTTGAACAAAGAATAATTCTATTAGAAAATAATAGTTAAATTTAATTTTAAATATGCAAACATATCCAATATATAACAATCTAAACTTTTTTATTAAAAAGAATAGTACTTTACCAAAAATTAAGTATCCATTAAAACAACGTCTATTAGAAAAATATGACATTACTCATGAAATGCTTGAAGATGTAGCCGTTACATTTTCAATGATAGATGAAAATACTGGTTTATATAAGATAGCAAACGTTGAGGCAGAATTGGTTATAAATAATAACCGACCTGAATACCCAGATGAAAAAACATATACCTTAACATACCAACTATCGGTTAAACAAACCTCAAAGGGTGGTAGATTTGCAGGTGAATTTGCTATAGATTTTTTAGGAAACAACTGTGGTAAGATAAAAATGCCTGTGGATGGACAAATATCTATCATAATTGAAGATTCTATTACTAAAACGGACGTAGTTTAATTGCAACTCCAATAAATTTTATTTACATTTGCACCTATGGATAATTATATCTTTACGGTGACCTGTGAACGTATTAGCAAGCAAGCTAAATATCGTGTATCATTTCCTTATAACGACCAGTTATACGGAAGAGTAACACTATTGCCTAAAGAGCAAAGAAAATATTTACAAGACTATCGTTGTTGGGAGATAACCACCAAAGGATTGTATACATTAATTAAAATGTATAAGGGTTCAAATAAAATAAAATTTGATTTTGGTAGCGATGTAGGTAGATTAGTATTTTCAGAACAAATACGAAAAATTGATGATGAACAAAGGGAAAAAGAAAGACTATTAAAAGAACTAATAGTAAAAAAAGAGCATTGGATAAAATTAAAAGAACATTTAGATAAAAACGGGTTAAATTATCTTGAAAAAGTACATAAAAATTTAAAAGAGGGAATAAAACTATACGATTACCAAATTGGTGGTGTATTATTTATAAATGAGGCTAGAAATGTACTGCTTTCACACGAGATGGGTCTTGGAAAAACCATTCAAAGTATTGCGTATGTTGAAATGAATGACTTTTCAAAAGTATTTGTTATAACACCTAATTCATTAAAATTTAATTTTTATAATGAAGTAAATAAATTCACTAACTCAAAAGCACATATAGTAAATTGGAAAAAGAATCAATATAGTATTGAAGAGGCCAAATATATAATAGTAAACTACGAATATTTTAACCCAAGCGATACAAGGAAAATGAATACTAAGTTCAAAAAACTTGGTATTGATGTTATTGATTGCTTGATTTGTGATGAATCGCACAAAGTTAAAAACACTAAATCAAATACGTTTAAAAATTTTAAAAGAATTTTTAATGAAAAAATATTTAGAAATGGGAATGTTAGTAAGGTATTTTTATCTGGTACTCCAATGCCTAATAGAGTGCAGGAATTATATACGGTGCTTAATCAAATATCTCCGATAGAATTTCCAACAAAAAGACATTTCTATGAGTATTATTGTGGGATGGGTTATGACCCTGCTGCTTTTGGTGGCTGGACTACTCAACCAAATATGGCAAAGTTAGAAGAACTATATAATAACATTTCTCCATATACCCATAGGAAGCGGAAAGCAGATGTTCTAAAGGACTTACCTGATAAGATATATCAGAAGATTATACTAGAGCTAAACCCCAAGGAGCAAGCCTTATATGATGAAATAGAGGCGGGTGTTGCCAATGAGTTTATTGCCGAAGAATCTGAAAATATGTTAACTATTATGTTGCGTTTAAGACAATATACTTCTTCATTAAAAACAGCAGCAATAGTTGAGTTTATAGATAGATTACTCGAAGAAGGACAGAAGGTAGTTATAGTTGATTATTTTAAAGATTCATTGGGTGAGTTGAAAGAACACTATAAAGATATTGCTTGTCTTCATACTGGTGATTATGCTGTAGAAGACAGAGCGGAAATGGTAAGAGAATTCCAAGACTCTATGGGTAAAATACAAATATTTTTAGGTTCAATACAAACTTGTAATTATGGTTTAACGTTAACAGCAGCTAATAGAATCTTTGTGTTGTCATTGCCATATTCGGTTGGTGAGTTTGACCAAGTAATAGATAGGTGTGTATTAAAAGGAGAGTTGGTTTTAACAAAGGAAGGATACACACCAATAGAGAATGTAAATATTGGTGATTTAGTATATACACATAAGGGTAACTGGAAGTCTGTAATTAACACAAAAAATAAAATAGAAAAAAAGAAGGAGTTTTATGATATTAAATATCATGGTTTCCACAAACCACTTAGATGTACTGGTGACCATAAAATCTATGTATATAATATTAATACTAATTGCTATGAATGGACAGAAGCAAAAGATTTAAATATATTTAAACATTATATGGTTTTTTCTAAATTAAATGTTAACAACTATACGAAAAAGTTTAATGTTTTAGAACATAAAATAAATAACAAAACCCCTAATAGATTAATTAAAATAAATAAAAATATTAGTTTAACCGATGAATTGTTGTATGTTTTTGGTAGGTTTGTTGGTGATGGTTGGGTATCTGATAATGATGTTTCTATTTGTGGTCTTATTAAAGAATATGAGACAGTTAAAAAATGCATAAACGTTTTAAAAAGAGAATTCAATATAGATAACTATGGAGAACGATTAGAACCTAACCATAATAGGTGTAGCTGTTATGTCTATAGTAAAGAACTGACGGTTAATTTTGAAAATTGGTTTGGAAAACGTGCTGAGAACAAAAAAATACCTGATTTTATTTTTCATTTGGAAAGGGGTAAGATAAAATCTTTTTTGGATGGATATTATGGTGCTGATGGATATAAAAGAAAAAATACTCAACAAGCAAGTACAGTATCACGATTTTTATCATACCAGTTAGTTTTATTGGAAAATATGTTAGGTAATTCATCAACATTAAAATATAATGAAATGGCAAAATGTTGGTCTTTTGAATATTCATTACAAGATAAAATCAAAAGGAAAACACTAATGATAAACGATAATGGGAATGGTTTATATCCCATTCAAGAAATATTTAAATACAAACCAAAAAGGCAGGATGAAAGGGTTTATGATTTGGAGGTGGAAGATGATAGTTCTTTTGTTGTTGGGCTAAGTAGTGTTCATAACTGCCACAGAATAGGGCAGAAAGATGTGGTTAACGCATATTCTTTAATATACTTAAACACAATTGATGAATATGTGTTCAATTCAATTGAGGCAAAGAGAGCACAAATTAATAAAGTAATGGATAATGAGGACTATGTTTCTAATGTATCTGAATCGGTAATGGGTGAAGTAATGAAAATGATAGGAAATAAATATGGGAAGACAAATTAGTTATAATGAAAACCCTTTAGGGTCTATAGTATTAGAAGTAATGATGTTGATGAATAAGAAAGTTAAGACGGACAGCATTAAAAATCTTATAAGATTAAAATGTATTGAAACCCTTAAAGAAATTCTTTATGAACCACAACAATTGATTTACTTGGATTTTACGGTAAACTTCGATAGCTTTGGCGATAAATGTGAAATAATATCAAATAACATAGTTACAGCACTATGGTTTTGTGGTATATTTCCAGTGTATGTTGAAGATATTATAGTTGAAAATAAATTTTATTTTGAATACGGATACTACAAATACTATGACAAAATAAAAAAATTGAAATTATTTAAATAATCCACATGAGTAATATAAATCAAAAAGAAATAATAATTAAGGAAATACAAAATTTCCTTGAAGGTCACAACACAGAAGTTAAATACCTTGTAAACGTAGAGGTAAGTCGTGACAAAAAAGAAGCAACTTGCTTCTTTCAAAAACCAAACGGTGAGTCGTGGATTGAAATGATACCGTTTACTCCATTCATATATATAAAAGATTTAAAAGCAGAGGGTTATCAGTTATATGGTGGTGACAAAGGGTTACAATCATCTATGATGTTAAAATATGGTATTAGTATTACCAAAATGAAAACTGGTAATCAACCAAGATTAGAAAATGGATATAAATATAAAGTAACAACCACTGGTACTATTAACGATATATTCAATTTCTTCCAACAGGGTGGTATGTATCCATATGAAAAAAAATACGGTGCTGATGGTAATCCTATACAAGATAAGAAAAGTAGTAGGTATGCATATAGATTTATGCATTTATTTAACATACCTAAACCAGACGAACAATTCTTTATTTCCACTGGTATTAGATTATTTAAAGGTCTTGAAGAATATAAAGATGTTCATAGACTAACCTTCGATATTGAGACAACTGGTTTAAGACCTGAAATTTCACGTGTCTTTGCCATTGGTGTAAGAGATAATAGAGGTTTTGAAATTGTGTTAGAAGCTGATAAACTGGACGATGATGATTCTGAACGTAGATTAATACAAGATTTTTTTAACATAATTAAAGTAATTGAACCTGCTGTAATTACTGGTTACAACTCTGAAAATTTTGACTTTTATTATTTATTTGGTAGAGGTAGTAAGGAATATCTTAATATTGATTGGAAGAAAATACCTACAAGTCGTAACGAAAAAATTCAGTACAGACGTAATAAAAACGCAACGTTAAAAGTAGGTAACACCAAAGAAGATTATGTTTCAACAATCATGTGGGGTTATAATGTAATTGACACACAACATGCTGCTAAAAGAACTGCTGCTGTAAACACTGATTTGAAAAACACTAAGTTAAAGTACGTGGCTAAATTCGAAGGTATTGCCAAAGAAAATCGTATGTACATAGAGGGTGATTTTATTGGTAAAATGTGGCGTAATAATAAAATACATATAATTAACCCATTTAACAACAACTATATTCAAGTACCTGAAAAACATCAAGAAATTGCTAGTAAATTGTTATTATTGCAACAAAATAAACCCGATTTATCAGAGGTTGATTATATTACATATAGAAATGCTTTCTTAAAAGAAGATGACGAATTTGTTAAATGGTTTAGAACAAATGTTATTCGACTATTCATTGACGATGAATCAGAAAAACCAGTTATCAATTTTATTGAGGGTAAAGACATTTTAAGAAGATATTTGCTTGACGACCTTTGGGAAACTGAACAAGTGGATAATCTTTATAATCAATCGTCATTCTTATTAGCTAAATTAGTTCCTACTAATTTTGCACGTGTATCTACTATGGGTAATGCTGCTGTTTGGAATCTATTAATGACAGCATGGAGTTACGAAAACAATTTGGCAATACCTCAACCAGATGTTGCTGAAAACTTTTCGGGTGGTTTGGCACGTTGTTATAAAAAAGGATGGACGAACAGATTGGTCAAGATTGACTTTGCCTCGCTATATCCAATGATTCAACTTACTTGGGGTGTATTCCCAATGTTTGATATTACAGGTGTAATTGAGAAGATGCTTACATATATGACAACCATTCGTAACATCTATAAGAAACTTGCAAATGGTGATAGTTTATTAGAAGAGGAAATTTCATTAATGGAAACAATCGACCATGAAACATATGATAAATACATTAATAATTCATTTACTAATGAAGAACGTAAAATGTATAAAACCAAACAGTTACCAATTAAGATATTGAACAACTCATTATTTGGTGCTTTGGGTTCTGCATTCGCATTTAACTGGTCTGATAATACTTGTGCAGCACGTATTACTTGTACAGGAAGAATTTATTTACGTCATGTTATTACTTGGTTTAAACAATTTGGTTGTGAGGCATTATTGGCTGTAACTGATGGTGTTAACTTTGGTATTCCAGATTATACAAATCTAATAGTTACCGAAGAAGGTGTTACAAAGGTTAGGGGTATGGTTAAAATAGAAGAAGCATGGAAATATAATGGTAAGATTGGTGTATCAGCATTAATCGAGAAGTTTAATATTGAAATAGAAACCAAACATGAAGAAGAATCTGTAACGTATGATAGTCCTATCTATATATTAGACAGTAATAATGAAATAGATATAATACCTATTTGTGAAATGTTTAATGATAATTCAGATGATTTGGATTTAACAAAAGAAAGAGATTTCTCAGAAAAAAATTATAAGGTATTAACAAAAAGTGGTTGGTCTAAAGTTAATTATGTTTTTAAACATAAAACAAACAAAGCTATTCATAGAATAGAAACAAAAGACAGATTAATAAATGTTACTGAGGACCATTCGATTTTTCAAAACAATATTGAGATAAAACCAAAAAACATAAAAAAATATGATAATATTGATGTTGTTAATATACCTAAATTTAGTGGTAATGTTAGTGTAGATATTGAAGAGGCTTGGTTGTTTGGGTTTTTCTTTGCTGATGGAAGTTCTGTATTTTCAAAAAGAAATAACATTAAATTAAAATCAGGGAAAGAAAGTAATTTAATTAGAAAATCTTGGAAAATTTCAAATACTGATGTTGAATTACTCAAACAAGCTAAAAATATTTTAGAAAAAAAATATAAAGTTCATTCCAAAATAAAATCAAGAAAAGAAAGTCAAAGAAAATCAAACAATGTTAAAGAATTATTTGAACTCACCTGCTTTGATAGTGAGTTGTCAAAAAAATATTCAAACATATTTTATACTACATATAGAGAAAAAAGAATACCAAAAACTATTTTAAATTCGGGTGATGATATAAAAAGAGCGTTTTTAAGGGGTTCGTTTGATGGCGATGGATATTATTTGTCTCTTTTTGATGTTGATGGGTTTGGTAATAAGACATATATAGGAATGGCAGGAATTGCTTACTTATTAAATAGCATTGATGTTGAATTTCGAGTATCAACAAGAAAAGACAAAGAAAGTTTTATTAATTTTAGATTTGATAAAGAATATAATGAAAAATATAGAAATTTTATATCGTCTAATATAAAAACAAATATTGTATCAAATAATAAAATAATTAATAAATATCAAAATACGTATGTATATGATATTTCAACAGAAGATGAAACATTTGTTTCTGGAATTGGGGGTATATTATGTCATAATACATCTACAAAGTGTTTCATTTCTGTCGATAACGATGGTGAGTTTTTAGCTTGTCTTAACCTTTCAAGAATTAACTATGCTTTGCTTATTGAAGATAAAGATAAGAAAACAGGTAAAATAAAAAATAAGGTTAAACTTACTGGTAATACAATTAAATCTAAAACCATGTCTGAATACATTGAAGACTTCATTGAAAAGGGGTTTGAATTAATTTTGAATGGTAAAGGTGCTGAATTCGTAGAATATTACTATCAATATGCCGAAGATATTTACTATATGCAAATACCGTTGAAAAAAATGGCTTCTAAAAATAAAATGAAAAGAACCATTAAACAATATTTGAATCGTGGTAAGGATAAAACTGGTAAGCAAAAAGCAAGTCAAGCACATATGGAACTCATAGTTGCTGACCGTCTTACAAAAGCTAGAGAAATTTTTAAACAAAAGTTTGATGAATTACTTGCATCAGATAAGATTAAGAAGAAAGATATTGAAAAATATTCTGAGGTTGAAATATTAACTGCTGTTGATGTATGGATGCCACCAGAACCTGAATTAGATTCGATGTTGTATCATATTAACATAGGTGAACGTAAATCACACGGTGATGTTAAGAAAGACCCAATAACTGGTGAAATGATATTCAGAGCAAAATTGATTGACATTAAAGATTTAGAAGAAAATCCTGATTTGAAGGGTAATTATAATGTTGAAAAATATCTTGATGCTTTTAACACACGTGTTAAAGTACTTTTGGATGGTTTTGATGTGGATGTACAAAAAAATATTTTAGTTAAAATTGTTGTTAAAACAACCGAAGATGCTTCTGGTAAGAAAATTAAAATCAGAGAATTGAAGAAGGAAACATTCACAAAAGAACAAATGCAATTGAGAAATTTCGATTTAGATGATTTTGATGAATCAATGCATTTAGAAAGAAAAGAAATTATCTTTTGGAATAGATATGGTTATGACCCATATATGGTTTGGAATGGTTTTAAAACCGTTGATGATGAAAAACATGGAATATTAACACCTGAAATATATAATAATGCATTAAAATATCTTTCAGACCAAATGGAAAAATCTGGAAAACCTAGATTAAAATCTGTTAATGATAAATATGGTAAGGGTGATTATGTTTTATTTAAAAATGCTAACATTACCAAAACATATCGAGAAATAACTAATCATATATTTAGTATTGGCTATCATAATGGTGAACATATTGAAATATTACGTGAAAATGTATCAGTTCCAAAATCACAAAGTGAAATAGAAATGGAGGTTAAATTAGAAAAACTTAGAGTACAGGATAGTGATTTGTTAGATGATAAACAAAAAGAATATCTTAATGCAAAAGAAGAAAGAAAACAATTATTCACTGCTTTTAAAAAGAAATGGGGTATTCCTGATGAATATACAGAAGAAAGATTGTATAACGAAGCACCCAAGTCTAAATTAGCTTTTGATGATTTTGTGACAGAGCATTCGAATGTGGTGGAAGATGTAGAATATTTGAATATAGATGATGGGGATTTTTAAAATCCCCATTTTTTATAGTATTTATATAAAAAAGTATAATTATGAATATTACTAAAAAGAAAATACAAGAAATAATTGACGATGATGGTAATATTATTGGTACTGATGATTTACCACAAACAGGTGGAAACAAAGAATCAGAAGCAAGTCATACCACAGATTATAACGTAGCAGTTCATGGACAAAATTTTAAGAACGATTTTCTCGGAAGATTTGGTTTTTATTTTTATGAAGCAGAACAAAAAGAAATACCACCAGTGGTTCTTGAATTAATGGATGAATTGGGTTCAGAAGAATTAGCATGGAAAGTAATGAATGTTATTAAACCACATCTTGAAGCTACATTAGATGAAATGCAAATTGGTGAAGGGATTGTATCTGAATCTAAGGTTGTTGAAGATAAAATAACCAAGAAAAAAACAGATAATACAATAGTCAAGAAAAATAAAAAAGATATGACTCAGAGAATGGAAAAGGTTGCTGATTTATTGTCAAAACTACCGTCTAATGATTTGGGCAAGCTAATGGATTTACTTGAAGTAAAGAAGAAAAAATGACAAAAATATGTGGTTTAATTGGTTTCATTGAAAAAGCAAAGAAAATTAATGGTGATAAATACGATTACTCATTGGTTGAATATGTTAATAATCACACAAAAATAAAAATAATTTGTCCTGAGCATGGTGTTTTTGAACAGACACCGGGAAATCATATAAACCGTAAATCTGGTTGTCCTAATTGTAAAAACACATTAACAACCATTGATTTTATAGAAAAGGCTAAGAAAATACATGGTGATAAATATGATTATTCTTTAGTTAAATATGTTGACACTAAAACCAAAGTAAAAATAATTTGTCCTAACCATGGTATTTTTGAACAGACACCGATGGGGCATTATAACTCTGGATGTGTTAAATGTTCATATGAAAAAAGAAGTAATAACAATAAACTAACAACCATTGATTTTATAGAAAAGGCTAAGAAAATACATGGTGATAAATATGATTATTCTAAAACAAAATATTATGGTAATAATTTATCATTAAAAATAATATGCCAAATTCATGGAGAGTTTGAACAAGAAGCCAATAGCCATTTACAAGGAGCAGGGTGTAAAAAATGTGGAATTGAACTAAGAAGTAAAAATAGAAAGTATAATAATCCCCAATATATTATAAAAGCAAAAAGAATACATGGTGACAAGTATGATTATTCAAAAACTAAATATTTAGATTCAAATACAAAAATAAATATTGGTTGTTTAAAACATGGGTATTTTATGCAAACACCGAGTGACCATTTATTAGGAACTGGATGTCCAAAATGTAAAAATGATTCATTGTCATTGGGATTAGAAACTTTTGTTTTACGGGCAAACGAAAAACACAATAATAAATATGATTACTCATTAGTTAAATACGTTAATTCCTATAGTAATGTAATAATTACTTGTCCAGAACATGGAAAGTTTGAACAAACACCACATTCTCACTTAAAGGGGTATGGTTGCATGAATTGTGGTAAATTTATATCTATTTCTGAAAGAGAAATTTTTTGTTTTATTGAAAATGAACTTAAAATAACTAATATAATAAAAAATGATAGAACAATTCTAAATGGAAAAGAATTAGATATGTATTTTCCTGAGCATAACTTAGCAATCGAATTTAATGGGTTGTATTGGCATTCAGAACTATTTAAAGATAAAAATTATCATCTTAATAAAACGGAAGAATGTAAAAAACAAGGAATAAATTTAATTCATATTTTTGAAGATGAATGGATACATAAACAAATGATTGTTAAATCCATGTTAAGAAATAAATTTGGATTAAATATAAATAAAATTTATGGTAGAAAAACAATTATTAAAGAAATTAACGATAATGACTTAATACGAAATTTTCTTGATAATAATCACATACAAGGATATGTTGGGTCAAAATATAAAATTGGTTTGTTTTATGAAAATGAATTGATTTCACTAATGACTTTTACCAAATCACGCAAAACAATAAGTAATAATGAATTATCTTATGAATTAAATAGATATTGTAATAAATTAAACACAAGTGTTATTGGTGGAGCGTCTAAGTTATTTAACTTTTTTATTTTAAATTTTAATTATGGTGAAGTGGTAAGTTTTGCCGATAGAAGATATTCAAATGGTGAACTATATTTAACTTTAAAGTTTAAGAAAACAAAAACAAATAAACCGAGTTATTCATATTTTAATAAAAATGGGACTAAAAGATATCACAGGTTTGGATTTAGAAAAGATAATTTAAAAAAAATGGGAAAAGATATAATTAATAAAAATGAACATGAAATAATGTTGGATATGGGATATTTTCGTATTTATGATTGTGGAACAATAAAATATATTTATAATGAATAGTAATTTATACGGCAATTATTATAGAATTCCAACACCAATAATAATGAGACTAAACGCTTGGGTTATGAAAAATCCAAATAGTGATAATAAACGTCCAAAAAATTTATTAAAGGGTGGTATGGTGTCGTATTCTGAATTAAAACGACTAAAGCATGATTTAGAAAACTATGACCCTGCTACAGGTGATGATGCAAAATATGAAGCATCTGGTGGTAATGAAATGTTAAGTTGGGTTAACAGTATTTTGGGTTCGGAAAGAAGTAGTACGGATATTTCAAAGAAAACTAATAGTTCAATCGAAACTGCAAGTGATACTGAGAATTTGAAAGCATCTAATGGAATAGTTGATATCCATGAAACAGATGAAAAAGAAAAAAATATTGAAAGTTTAATTAAAAACGCATTAGCAGTAATTTTTAATCCAGAAAAAAGATTTTTATTGTTAAAACGTTCTTCGTTTCCTGACCAGTGGATGCCCAACAAATGGGGGTTGGTTGGTGGTGGTGTTGAAAAGGGTGAAGACCCTATGGATGCTTGTAAGAGAGAAATTAAAGAAGAAACAGGGTTAGTAATTAATGCATTGATTGAAAGATGTGTAATGCAACGTAAAGTGGATTCAGTAGAACATATATTCGTTGGTAAATATGATGGTGACCCATTCAACATAAAATTAGATGACGAAAACCAAGGGTATGGATGGTTTGGTATTAAAGAAATTGGATTTCTTGATACAGTGCCAAATCTGATGGATTATATTAATATTACTCTTAAAGAATATGAGTAGTATTTATAAGAATAACTTTTATATTTAAAAAGAAAAAACAATGGCAGCAGGACAAAACAAAAATGATACACCAAGTAACTTATCAAGAATAAGTGTAGATTATCGTAATAGAGAATTAGCACGTAATGAATATAACTTGGATGATGAATATGTGAGTGGGCATAAAAATGCACTTTCTGATGGTGATGCAAAGGGTAAAGGTCAAACTAATAGTGGTGTTGGTAATAATACTGACATAGCAAAAAGATTTCAATCACAAGCTAGAAATAAATACAACCTTAACAATCCATATAACATAGATAATGCATAAAACCGAAGACATATTACTCTTCGAAAAAATTAATAATTTTCGTCAACTACTAAAGGAATATGTTAGTAGAACGGACTTGGTGGATGCAATTAATAATAATGAAATAATTAAAATTCGTTATGAAGGTTCTAATACTGATGCAAGAGGATGGCGCACTGTTGAACCTTTTGTACTTGGTACACATGCAGATAGTGGAAATATGGTTTTAAGGGGTTGGCAACAAGCTGGTTCTTCTGAGTCAATGCACAAAAGAGGTAGAATGAACTGGCCTAAAGGTGGTAATGATAAATACAATATTTATGATGTTAATGGTATCGGTCCTGGTTGGAGAATGTTTCGAGTAGATGGAATAAAAGAAATCAAATTTACCGATAAAAGATTTGACCCTAAAGAAGCACAAGCAACAGCAGGTTATAAATCAAATGATAGTGACATGGTTAGTATAATTGCTTCCGCTAATCCAAGTGACCAACCTAGTATTAAAGCTGGTAATACCAAAATACCAGTTAAAACAGATGCATCTGTATTTGATAAGCAAACACAAAACTTTAAAATGGATACTGCTAATAAAGAAATGGTGCTGAAAAATGCTATTCTTAATGCAAATAGACATATTACAGGTCGTGATGCTGGTTCACAAAAAGAAAAATTAGGTAATTGGATATTAGTTAGTAGACCAGACGGTAAATACGATTGGGTTAGAGATAATCCAAAAAATAATGCTACATATAAGGATAGAGTTGTGGGTAATTTACAAAATCTAAAAGATAAATATTTTGGAAATACTAGAGTTGATTTCATGAAAAGCAAAAGAGATTTTGAGAATAAAATCAATCAATTACAACAAAAATTAAGATAATTAATAATTATTCCTAATTTTGTAGTATTTATAAAAAAAAATAAAATTTTATAGAAATTTATAGAAACATGGGAAATAATAAAATAGATTTAAATATCATTAAAGAACAAATAAGTAAAAGAAGACATGAAGTGGGTGCTACCCCAGAGCAAAAAAAACAGAATAGAGATTCATTTTTAAATGAATTATTACATTCAAGAAACAATGGTGTCCCTACAAAAGCGTCTGAAAAAATTAAAATTGTTGAAAAGGTATCTGACAAAGTTGTTAATGGTAGAGTACCTGCTGAACACAGTGGTAAATATGTAGACCCTAATTTATTAGCACATGTCAATACACCTAAACAATCATCACAATATAATCCACAACCAGTGAATGAGGGATATGATGAAAGAGACAATAGATTTGATTCACAAATAAATAGTTTGTATGACCAATATAGAACAGGTGCTCAACCACAGCGACCACAACCAAATCAGTTTGGTATGCTTAGTGAACAACAAGTAGCACAATTAATGTCTGAACGTGGTGGTACTCAAGTACCACAAAATGGGTTAATCACAGAACAAGTAGGTAGTGCTATAAATAACTTTATAAATGAAAATATGGGTGTTATTGTAGAACAAGCAATGAAGAATGCAGTAATGGAAATGTATTCGATTGAAAGAATTAAAAAAACATTGGATGAAAACAGAGATTTGATACAAAAAATTGTAATTGACACAATAAAAATGTTAAGTGACCGTAAAAAAGCACAAGCAGCAAAAACTGAAAATTAATTAGTATTTATGTTTATAGCAGTTTAACCACAGTAGTTTCTGCTGTGGTTTTTTTATTAAAAAAATATGGATTTACAAGAATCAAGCACAAGTAGAGAGTTAGATTTAAATGAAAATACAATCAATAATGTGATTAATAGAGAAATATGGACTATGAATGAAAATGCGGGTCAATTTAATATTAAGGAATTTGAAAACTTAAATTCGTTTGCAGCAAGAAAAAAGTATGCAGACCAAACACTACAAAAAATAGCCTCTGGTTCAGGTAGACACGTCTATGGTATAGACTCAACAAAAGTGTTAAAATTAGCAGCAAATCCAAAGGGTATTGCCCAAAATGAAGTAGAGAGAAACATGGGTATGAATGATTATTATGCCAAAGATTCTGTGGCAGAAGTTTTTGATGCTGATAAAAATAACCTATGGTTGGTTTCAGAAAGAGCAAAAAAAATAACACCTAATCGATTTTTTCAATTAACAGGTGTTAAAATACAAGAACTTGCACAATGGTTGGGTCATATGTATCGTTCAAATAAGCCAAGACGTTTTGGTGGATATATTCCAGCAAATGTATCACCTGAAAGGGATGCAGAACTATGGGAAAATGAATTTGCTGTAAGTATTATGGATTTAATGAATACTTATGATTTACCAGATGGGGATTTAGGTAGAATATCTTCATATGGTGAGGTTATTCGTGATGGTCAACCAGAAGTGGTTATGACTGATTATGGGTTAACTCATAATGTATGGGCTGCTAATTATGAAAAACCAAGTAGGTGGAATGAGGGTGAAGTAAATGAGTTGAGAGACACCAACATGGAAGATGAATTAACTAACTTCGTAGTGGGTAGAGAATTATATGATGGTGGTTATGGTGGTTTTGCTATTATGCTTCAAAGTGTTGGTGATGGTTTGGTATATGAAGCAAAAATTGAATCCGACATCGGTTGGTTTGACTATGATGAAAGATTAGCACCAGACCAAAACGATTTGTTTGTATCTCATTTGGAAGTATTTGACAAAGGACAAGGACACTTCAAAGAGTTAATGAGTGATATTGAAGAATTTGCCAGAACACATGGTAAAAAAACAATAGTACTTGAACCAGATATTACACAAGGTAAAGAATATACAAAATTTTTAAATAAATTATACAGTGATTACGGTTTTGTACCATACGAAAACGACCCTTCTCTTTTAATTAAAACATTAGACGAAGGATTGGCTGATAGTTTGGTTGGTACTAATAAAATGGATTTACCTATTGGTAAAGCATTTACATTTGGAGAAAATTTAAATGAATATACAGAAGACTATACAAATATTCCTGAAAAGGTATTAAATAGTGCCATTAGTTATATTGAAAATTTTGATAATTTGCGTGGTGATTTAAATAGTCATATTTCTGACTTATATAGAAACTATCTGATTAATGTTCAGAATTATCAAAAGGGTTTAGAAACGGCAAATGATGACGTTAAATATTATAATAATTTAATGAAACTACAAGATTTCTTAAAGAGATTTGGTTTGGTTAGTGAAGATTTAGAATATAATTTTGTGTCAGATGCATCACCCGAATCTGATAAATATGTTATGGAAGATGGTACATCATTATATATGACTCAAAATGGTTCAGATGATGAATTAGTAGATGAAGACCAAACTTTGATTAATAAAAATGAGTTGGATGGTCTTATGAATATTATTAGTAGTGTATTTGGTATTATTTCACCACATAGTTTAAGCAACAACAAAAAAAATAATAAAAACAGTAAAATTTTAGGTGATTTTTTTAATAAAGGAGATTTTGAATATGTTATTGGAATTGGTGAATGGGATGGTAATACAAGCACACAAGAACAATCTTACATCGTAAAAAAACCTGATAGGTTGGATAACGGTCAATTTATTAGATTAATGAAAAAAATATCTGATAAATTTGAACAAGAAGCATTTATTGTTGGTGAAAATAAGAATGCTTTTCTTATTAGTAAAGATGGTAGTATTGAGGAATTGGGGAGTATTGAATTCAATGATAATGAATATGTTGGTTTTGATTTTGTTGGAACTAATAAAGAAGAAATAGACGAAGCAGGTATTAACCGATTGACCAATCACATGAAAGGTGATTTTGCTATAATGTCGGCAAATAGAAATGAAAATACTCTTGCTCAAAACAAAATAGCAAACGATACTTTGTCAAGAGAATTACAAGCAAAAAAAGCTGGTTTTACTCCACTAATAGGTCATTGGGAAGAATTATCAACAGGTCAACAAGGTACTGTACCAGTTAGAGAACAATCATTTTTTATTCCTAGACCAGAATTTATGACATCCGAAACATTTAAGAATTGGATAATTGATTTGGGTAAAAAAAACAAACAAGACGCTGTGTTAATTGGAATTAATGGTGAAGCTGCATTATATTATATGAATGGTAATATTGAAAAGAAAGGTAAACCAACATTCACAAACATAGGTAAAGCATATTCACAAATAAGAAGAAAACCAGATGCAACGTTTGTGTTCGAAGAAAGAATTAAATCTTGGATGCCTAAAATGACAGAACCTGTCATTAAAAAATCTTGTATGTTGGGTGGTAAGGCAGATGGTACTTCTGAACCATGTAGTCAGGGTGATACTGGTGCTGTATCATATAAAAAATTACAAGATGGGCACTCACATAAACCAAATACTGTTAATGTAGCAGAAGGGTATATTAGTGATATGACTTTGAAGATTGCGGCTGAAAAAAACATGCCTGTTGTAGAAAGAGACGGTAAGAAATTCGTTAGTGTGTGGCACGGAACAACACCAGCAAATTACAAAAAAATATTAAAATCTAATAAATTTTTAGCTGGTAGTTATTTTTCTACAGACGAAAAAACCGCAACAACATATGGTAATATGTTAATGGGTAGAGGTAAACCAGTAATAATGAATGTGTATATTGATGCAGATAAATTATATTGGGATGGTAACTATTTCTCAACTAATCAAGAGATAGAATATGTTAATGGATTGTATGAGCAAGAAAACCTAAATGAAATTGGTGAAGCAAACATTGAACCATATAGATTAACTGTTGATTTAGTAACAAAAGAAGGTGTGGAGTTTTCATTTACAACTAATGATGGTGGTGAATATGTAATTCAAACAGCTTTTAATGTATTACCTAAAAGATATTTTCTTAATAACGAAACTTTAAGTGAACCAGACAAGTCTTTCTTTTATAGTGAAATGCCATTAAATATGTTAGTTATGTCGGTTAGTTATACACTACGAGAGTATCATGAAAAAATGCGTGATGGGACACCAGCAACACATAAAGATAATGTTAAAAATAGATTCAGTAAAAATATACCAGATAATTATCCAACACTTAATACAGGTGAACCATTAAAAATATTATCTACTGTTGCGTTAGCAACAAAAGCAGCATATAAAAAAGCAGCAGAATTATATGGAACTGTTAACATGGTTTCTTATATTCCTAAAAAGGATAATGCGGAAGACCAAAGACGTGCAAATATAAATCAAATGTTTATTGAAAAGGGATTACAGAAAAATGGTATTCCAGTTAAAAGAACAATTAAAGATGGTGGAATAATATATTATGTGATAAGTGACGGTGAAATTAATAAAGGTGTCGAAGAAGGTGTTGGTGATAAGTTCTTACAAAACAGAGGGATTATGCCTGATGAAGAAGATGAATTCAACAAAGAATATTATGCAGCACAAGAAAATATCATTACTAATTTAAAAACATATCCAGAACAGAAAGATAATTTTTTAATAAAAAATCCTAAAAATATATATAATTTACAATGTGATGTAAGGGGTGTTATTGATAGTAAAGGAAATTTATATGTTGCATCAAGAAGTGACCAAAAATGGTTTACACATATAAATTTAGTCGATGCTTTAATTGATGAAAAATTATTAGTACAACAATACCAATGGTGGCTTAAATTACCAGAGAATTTTGTAACAGTACAAAGAAACGGTTGTACTAATGAATTCATGGTTGGTGAATCTAACGAATGGTATAGTATGAGTCCAGAAAAAATAGAAAATAGAAAATATTTTGATAGATTTTTAGATTTAGCAAAAAAAATAAATCCTAAATTAGAGTTTCCACATAAAAAAATAACAGAATTATCTGAAATGGGTGTTGAAGAAGGTGTTGGTGATAAATTCTTACAAAATAGAGGGGTTATGCCTGATGAAGAACAAGAATTTAACAAACAATATGATATTTTAAATCAAGAAAATGTTGTTGCTGATATTACAAGGTATGATAATATTCCTAACTATATTATAAAAAACCCAAAAAATTTAAAAGGGTTTAAATGTGATGTTAGAGGAATTATAGATAATAAAGGGAATCTGTATGTTCAAACTAATAGTGAAGATGATTTGTTACATGATAATATGATTGAAGAGTTAAATCATTTAGGTGTTTTAAAATCTGTCGATGAATGGTGGAAAAAACCACCCGTTGAATTTATAACTGTTCATAGAGAAGGATGCACCAACCAATTTATGGTTGGAGAATCACAATTTTTATATGGTCATGATGCAGACACATCAATTTTAGACAAATTTGGGTTATCTCAGGAAGAATCGAATTTAATATTTCATACATTTTTAGATAGAGCTAAAATGATTAATCCTAAGTTATCTTTTCCATATAAAAAGATTAGTGATTACAATAGAAAAATTGTTTCACCATCAATGAATGAAGAAATGAGTTCTAATAAAGAAAGTGTTATTCAACATTTTATTAATTGGGCAACGAAGAGAATTGGTCTTGAAGTAGCACCTGAAATAGTTTTTGTAGATGGTGATGAATATAGTAAAGAAAAAGCATCATTAGGTACGTTTTATGGTGATTTGGATAAAATTGAGGTGTCTGTACACCAAAGATTGACAGCAGATATTCTTAGAACGTTGGCACATGAGTTGGTACATAAGAAACAACAGTTGGATAATCGTGATATGGATAATAGTGTTGGTTCGGAAGTTGAAAATGAAGCAAATGCAATTGCAGCAATTTTAATGAAAGATTATGCTAAAATAAATAAAGAAATATTTAGTGAGTCTATCAATGTTAAAAACATAATTACTGAGGCAATAAAAGGAATCTTAAAAGAAGAAAAAATTAACTACGGTTGGTTAATGGCATACTTTGATATTCCAAAATGGGATAGTATTATTGGTAAGATTAAGGACGAAGATTTATATGATGATGGTTCAGGAACATTCGGAAAAGAAGATGAACCCCATATTACCATTCTTTATGGTTTCCATAAAGAAATCACGGCAGATAGTTTTAAAGATGTTATAGAAAACATAAAAGAACCCATTGAAGTAGAATTAGAGGGTATTTCTATGTTTGAGAATCCTAATTTTGATGTTGTTAAGATAGATGTACGTCCAACAGCAGAAGTGTTAAAATTACGTAAACAAGTTGAAACCTTTCCTGCAACCCTTACGTATAAAGATTATCATCCACACATGACAATTGCTTATGTGAAAAAGGGTGAAGGTAAAAAATATGTACATAAATTTAAAAAACCAATAGTAGTGAAAAGCGATTTGTTAGTGTTTTCAGATAAAAATAAAAATCAAACACAGTTTCCTGTGAGACAAAAATTACTTGATGAAGGTGAAATGAATATAAATGAGAATCCAAAAATAACTCAATTTATTGAAGAAATGAGAAATAAACCTTTTATGAAAGCAATTATGAGTCAAGGAGGTGAGGTATATGCTGTTGGTGGTATAGTACGTGATATTTTATTGGGTAAACCAAATAAAGATATTGATTTGGTGGTTAGACTAATACCATTTGAAAAGCTGCTTAACATACTTAGAAATTTTGGTAGAGCTAATTTAGAAGGTGAATCGTTTAGTGTTATTAAGTTTATTAATAAACAAGATGGTCTTGATTACGATATAGGGTTACCTAGAACTGAACAAGCAACTGGTGGTGGTCACAAAGATTTTGATGTAAGTAGTGATGAAAACTTACCAATTGAGCAAGATTTGACTCGTAGGGATGCTAAAATAAACTCTATGGCAATCAATATAAACACAGGTAGTTTCATAGACCCATTAAATGGTCTTGAAGATATTAAGAATAAAGTCATGTCTATGACTAATTCACAAGCGTTTATTGACGACCCATTACGTATGATGCGTATGATTCAGTTCGCAGCTAGATTTTCCTATGACATTGAACCAGAAACTATGAAGTTGATTCAAGCCAATGCTGGTAATATCAGCAAAATGGCGAAGGAGAGAAGTTTGGGTGAAATTATGAAAATTATTGATAAGAATGGTGATAAAAGAAAAGGTGCTCAACTATTAAAGGATAGTAAAATATTTAAAGAATTATTTGGTTTCGAACCAAAACAATCTACTTTTGATAGAAATCCTTTTGAAGCAGTTAAAACACTTGGAGAATACTTTTACTTATTAACAAGTAATGCTCAAAGCCCTTCTGGGTTATTTATAAACACGTTTATGACTGAAAAATCAACAGGAAGTCCAGTTTATCGTGAAATATTAGCTTTGGAAACAGCATTTAAAAACGTTAGTAATAATAAACCCAAGAATAGATTGGTGGTGAATTTAATGGCAAAAACTGCTCCGCAAACTTTAGACAGTAAGATATTACCACAGGAATTGCAAGTAGCGGTTAAAGAATTGAAGTCACCTAAGTACCCATTGAATGTTGGTGAGTTAGAGATTAATGGTAATGATTTAATTGCAATGAATATACCACCAAAAAATAGGGGTGTTATACTAAATGAAATAATAAGAAACATATATAATGATAGATTAAATAATAATAGAGAAGAACTTTTAAACTTTGTTAAGCAAAATAGTTCTTCTCTTAATGAATCTGAAATGAAAAATAAAAAAAGAAACATTACATATAGTGCAGTGGTTTTGGATGAAAGTTCTAGGTCAATGTTGCTTGCGAATCTTGCTGGTAATATTCCTAATGGTTGGGAAAAAATAGCACATCATATGACTATTAATATGGGAAAAATAAAACCTGAATGGGAAAAATATTTAGGTGAAAAAGTATTATTAAAAGTAAGAACAGTAGGATATAATGATAAAACAATGGCAGTTGGTGTAGAAACTGTTGTTCCTAGTGTTACTGAAATACCACACATTACTATTGCTATTAATAGAAAAAATGGTGGTAAACCCTATGATTCTAATAAAATAACAAATTGGAAATCAATTGCTTTTGGTTTAGAATTAACTGGTGAGGTGGTTGAAGTACCTTGGTAAAATAATAAATTTAATTTTGATGATGATAACAAGAATAGCATTTTACGATTTTGATGGTACATTGGTTGATTCACCGATGCCAGATACTGGTAGAGAAATATGGAAACAGAAAACTGGTAAGGCATACTCACATGAAGGATGGTGGGGCATACCTGAGAGTTTAAATTTAGATGTATTTGACATAAAAGTATTTCCCGATACTGTAAGGAGATTAAATGCGGATATGGCAAGGCCAGATACGTATGTGGTAATTCTTACTGCTAGAGTTACTAAAATCATACCAGCTATCGAGAAGATATTACAAAAATATAATATAAAAGTAGATGAAATCTCGGCCAATAGTGGTGCTGATAAAGATAAGGATTTAAGAATTAAACGTTTCTTACAAAAATTTCCTAATGTAAAGGAAGTTGATGTTTATGATGATAGAGAGAAAGAATTTAAAATTTTACTCCCATTAAGGGATGAACTAGCTGACGTAGTTCGAATTAATGTTTATGCTGTTGATAATGGTTCAATACGATTATTGGAAACAGTCAACAGCATTAAAACATTGATATATGAAGAAATTTATAAAATAATTACAGAGGGTAAATCACCAACAGAATCTTTAAAAGCATCCAAGAATATTCCTAAAGAAATGAAGGAGAAAATACTACAATACGGTATTGGTGAATATAAGGAAGGTGGTTTTGTTAAGGGGATATCAATACCAGAAGAATTAAAAAATAAATCACCTAAAACAGATGGTATAAGTTTGGGTGCAGATAAGAATGGTTTTTATGTTTATACACATAGAGCCAGAAGTAAATCATATGATACACCTGAAAAAATACCTGTAAAAGATATTGAATTCATAGAGAGCACAGGATAAAATTCACAATCCAGAGTATTTATAAAAAAATACGATATTTATTATGATAGATTTACGTTACAAACCAAAATGGCTTCCTCAGATTTCTGCACCCTTCACATACGTTTTAAATAAACTAAATGATGATGGTATTGGTTATCGTAAAATAAAATTACCTGCAAGTGAATTTAAACCACTCCAAGGACTTGTTTCTTTGGAAAAGATTTCCGATATTGCAGACGATAATATTCAACCATCGTGGTGTGCTAATGATAATTCAGTTTTAGATGGACACCACAGGTTAGGTAAAGCAATAGCAAAGCAAAAACCATTTACCGCATTTCAAGTAAATTTGAATGTAAAAGATGCTGCAAGGGTTTTAAATAAAATACAAGATATTTGGGAATATGAGAACCAAACAGGAATTGAAGAAGTTGTGGCACAAGACCAAATAAATGCAATGAACGAACCCGATTCAGGCGTTAGCACTTCTGAATTTTTAGCTGCATTAGAAAGCGAAATGATGGGTGACGATGATGATAGAGGGTATTTGCACGATGATAGTGTTATAAACACAAAAAAAAGAAAAATAAAAGCATATAGAAAAAAACCTATAACTGAAAAATCTAAAGTAGGTAATTTCTTTGCTTTAAAACCAGATAATGGTTATAAAGCATATGATATTGAGTTTGATAATTTATTGGATACGGATGATATGAAAATTTCTTTTCATAGAGAACCTAATCCAGTTGCAGTGTTGGCAAGATATTGGTTTCCAAATGTTGATTTTAAGAAGGTTGGTGAAAAATATGGTGTAGCACCTGAAAGTATTATGAACAGAGCGATAAGTGAAAAAGCACGTCAAATGGGTTACGATGGAATTAAATATAGTGATATCATGGTGCAAGGATTAGATTAAATTTAAATTTACATATATGGGATATTTTAAAATAAAAAACATTACCAATTCATTACCGAAAAGACACGTAAAAAAAGATTCGATGGTTGAAATCGAATATTCTGGTGGTTTTATAAAAAAATCATTTAAATTAAATTCAGGTGCAGAAGCATACATTGAGGCAGGTAATTTACCAATAAGTATTCACAAATTAAGAATGAAAGGTATGATTTCTATCGTTGAAGTTTCCAAAAATGATTTCTATAAAAAACAAAAACCAGAACCACCAAAGGTAACAGCACCAAAAAAAGGGGAAATTATAGATGGTGCAGTTGAAAAAGATACTTCAATAAAGAAAATAAATAGAAAGAAAAGGGATATAAATCCAACAGTAATTTCTACACCAGAAACAGAACAATAAAATTTTATAATAATTTTTAGTGTTAGCCAAAACTTTTGGTTTTTTTTAGTATTTATAATAAATTATAAAAAATTATAATAAACACAACATATACATGGAAGACAAGATTACTTTAATGATTAATGACTATATTGAACATGGTAAAATTTCTTTACTTAAAAAAAAATATAATTCTTCAAGAAATACTATTCGTAAATTGTTAGATGAATATGGTATTTCTATTCCCAAAAGAAATAATTATTTTTCTAATAAATTATTAAACGAAGAAATTATTAGAAATTATGGTGTTGATAGAAATTTAATTAATTTATCTAAAAAATATAATATTCCTGTATATTCACTAAGAAATTTTTTAAAAAAAAGGAATCTTTTTAAAAAACACCATAAGGATTTTCAAACAAGAAGAAAATTTATGCTTAATGAAAATTTTTTTGATATTATTGATTGTGAAGAAAAAGCATATTTTTTAGGATTTTTATATGCTGACGGAACAAATTCAACAAAAAAGACTGAAATATCATTAAGGTTAAATGGTGATGAAGATTCTTATATATTATATGAATTAAAAGATTTGTTAAAAACAAATAAACCTATATCAACATACCAAGGAAAGGGTGGTAGAAAATTAACCTATAGAATGACAATTAATTCAAAATATATGTCATATAGGTTAAATGATATTGGTGTTATTCCAAATAAAACGTTTAAGTTAAAGTTTCCAAATTGGTTAAATGAAAATTTATATTCTCATTTTATAAGAGGATATTTTGATGGAGATGGTGGAGTACAATATTATTATAAAAATGGATTATCTGTTGATTTTACTGGTACAGAAAATATGATACTATCAATTCAAGATATTTTAATTGAAAATTGTAAGTTAAATAAAACAAAATTAAGAATTAGACATCCTGAAAGAAACAATAATATAAGAAGTTTAAATTATTGTGGAAATGGTAATACAAAGAAAATATATGACTATATTTATAATGATGCCTCATTATACTTAAAAAGAAAGAAAAATAAATTTGAGAAATATTTAAATAAAAATTAAATGAACAATAACGATAAAATTAAAATATTATTTGTAAATTTTGATACGGCAGGTGTAAACTATTTTCGTACACAAACCCCAGCTACTCAATTAGAACGTGACCATTCGGATAAATTTAGAGTTGAATTTAATTCAGAATTGGATTTTAATAATCCTAAAACTATTGATTATTTGAAATCGTTTCATATTATTCACTATCACAGACAATTAGTGGGTGGTACTCCTAATATGCTAAGATTAGCAAATGAACTTAAAGAAGCTAATGTTACGCTTGTAATGGATATTGATGATTATTGGTACTTAGATAAGTCTCACCCTTATTATTCTATTTCACAAGAAAGAAGATTATGGGAAGAGATTTTAGATAACCTAAAAATTGCTGATTATGTAACAACTACATCTGACTATTTTGCGGAAGAAATAAGAAAAGTAACTGGTAAAGATAATGTGGTTGTATTGCCTAACTCTGTTGACCCAACATGGATGAAACAATTTAAAAATAATTGGAAACCAGACCCTGACGGATTAGTTCGTATTACATATATGGCTGGGTCCAGCCATAAAGGTGATGTTGAACAATTAAAAGGCGCAATTGCCAGATTAAATAATGATAAACAAACCAAAGGTAAATTTAAGATACAATTAGCTGGTTGGGATACAGAAGGTAATACCACAGACATTACATTCAATCAAGAATTTAGAAAGGTTCTTCAAAGAATTGGTATTTGGGATAAAGATATGGTTAATGCTGTGAATAAATCAAGAGGTAATGTAGATGTATTGACAAGAGTACCTAATGATGTTAAAGAAGCGTTTAGAAATAAAGTATTCACTACTAAAGAAAGACCTATTGATTCTGAACAATCAATATATTTAGTTTATGAAAATATCCTTACTGATAATCATAGTATTATTGAAGATGATGAATATATAAAATGGTTGAATAACTACGAACGTAATACGTATCCGAATGAGGGTAATTTTGCACGTAGATGGACTCGCAAAGCAAATATATATGCAGAAGTATTAAATGAAACTGACATTGCAATAGCACCATTAGCAGACCATGAGTTTAATCATATGAAGTGTGTTGTTGGTGATACATTAATAAACACAAATAAAGGTATTATTAAAATAAAAGATTTGGTTGAAAATAAATATGATGACCTGAAAATATTAAATAATGATGTTATATCATATTTTAAATATGATAATGAAAAAACGTTAAAATTAAAAACAAATATTGGTGTTGAGTTAGAAGGTACACCAACACATAGAATTTTTGTTGATGATAAATGGAAACCAATGTCTGAATTTGGTGTTGGAGATAAAATAGAATTAACATCTTTTGATTTCGAATCAACTGAATATCAAAAAATTCATTACCCTATGTTGTTAAGTAAAAGGGTTGATGACATTACACTTGAATGTGCAACAAAAGAAATGATGCCATCAATAACCATCAATGAAGACTATGGTAGATTTTTTGGATATATGATTGGTGATGGTCATTTTTCAACAAATTATTTAAGAATTTCATGTGATAAAAGATATGATGATGTAGTGAAAGATATAGTTAAATTATCCAATAAAATGGGGTTACATCCAAAATTAATTTATGACAAAATTGATAAAAGATGTAAAACTACAATTAGTAAAGAAGGATATGGTGTTGATATAAATTTAACATCAAAACATTTGGCAAGTATTTGTATTCAAGAAAACCTAAAAAATGAAAATGGTAAAGTATTTGAAATTCCCCATTTTATTCTTAAATCACCTAAATCAGTGATAAAAGAATTTTTACGTGGTTTGTTTGAAGCAGATGGTACAGTTTCAACTGATGGTTCATTTGTTTCATTAACAAGTAAAAGTTTAATATTAATGAAACAAGTACAAACATTATTACTTGGATTTGACATAATAGGTAAGATTGATGTTGCACCCAATAAACGCTATAAGAAAAATTATTATAATTTACGTCTTACAAGAGCAGCATCGGATATGTTTTATAAAGAAATTGGTTTTGTCTCAGAAATTAAACAAGAAAAACTTAAACTACTAACAGAAAAACCACATAGTAATAGGTTTCAAGAACAAAATTTCGAGATTATAGTTACTGATATTATTGAAAATACAAATGATGTATATGATGTGGAAGTAGATAATATACATAAATATAATGGTAATGGCATTATAAACCATAACTCTAATTTGAAACAAGTTGAATGCTGGTCACGTAAATTACCAGTTGTTTGTACTGATGTGATACCTTATAATGTTGATGGTCGTCATATGGAGAATTGTGTATTGATTCCTACTTCGAATAGTAAAGGTGATAAAAGAAAGGAAAAGAATTTAGATAAGTATTGGTATAAGTATCTTAAACAACTTATTCTTAATCCTGTTTTACGTAAAGAATTAGGTGAAAATTTACATAGAGATTTTTCCGAAAAATATAACCTAAAAAATGTTACTAATAAACGTGCAGAATTTTATGAATCTGTAGTTATGGAACAATTGAATATTGTATAAACAAAATATGTTGGAAAAGATTTTAAATAAAATTAAGAAAGGTTTTAGTCTTTAATAAACTTTTTTTTAAATAAGTTAGTATTTATAAATATGAGAAAAAGATTAAATACGATTTTTTTTATAAAAAAAGCAAAAGACATACATGGTAATAAATATGATTATTCGTTGATTAAATATAATCATAGTCAAATAAAGGTAAAAATTATTTGTCCAGAACATGGTGAATTTGAACAAACACCCAATAGACATTTATTGGGTTGTGGTTGTAAATTTTGCGGGATTGAAGAAGCAAGAAAACAAAAATTTCTAACAAATTTTTCTTTTATAAAAAAAGCAAAAGACATACATGGTAATAAATATGATTATTCTAAGGTTAGTTATTTGAATTCCAAAAGAAAAGTAATTATTATTTGTCCAGAACATGGTGAATTTGAACAAACACCTTCAATGCATTTAAATGGGCAAGGATGTCCA